GTCAGCTAACGCTGACACGTACTCTCCTGTAACCAGAGGGCTCGCTTCTCAGCGAGATCCCACTGGCTTCGCAACCCAAAACCGCCAAAGTGAGGTGAAATCCACCATAGCGATCAAGTGGGACTTTCTTAGGTATGGGGGTTAATCCCTTAATCCAATCGATACCATCCTTGTGAAAGGTGGTGAAGCGAGAGGAGTGGAGGACCATATCCCCGACCCAAGATGGGCCGCGACAACGCAGCAGAACAGGGATAGGCCGAACACAAGCATTTAGAAGGATTCTATTCCGAGTAGGAAAGAGCCGTCTGAGTGCATTATGCAAGGCAATCCATTCAAGAGGAGTCCTCATCGGACCCTTCGAGAATAACGGTCTAACGTTTTGGCCACAGTAGTAATCTCCCCCACAGGATTCCCTAAAGAACCCGGTGGAGAAGGACTTACGTTGGTTAAGCGTAAAACCGCATGCTGAGAGGACAGCTGACGCTTCACGATACTTGGCACACGGAACGATGATATCGTCGCCGTAGACTAGTAGATCGTCCCCGACCTTGAGTTCGCACGCAACAGCTAGAACGCATGCGAAGAGTAACGTCTCAAGTTCGAAAGTGAAGCCATTACCCATCGACGAGAATTTTTCAAGTCGGACCCAAGTCTTATCAACGAGGGTGTGGGTAGAGCGACAAGCGTCAAGTAGGGAGAACCATTCGTCAGGTATAACAAGACGAACTACCTCCCTAGAGATGGTGTCAGATGCGTTACTCAGGTCTATCGTCGCAAGGCTACCGTCAACGGACGCATGAAGCGCCCGGAGGCGGTGGATAGTTTGACCATCCGGCCTTGCTACAGCCCAGTTTAGCGGGTTATTACCTACTCCACTACGATCTACGTGGAGTCCCACCTTCCCAAGCCGCCCTTTCAGGTACCGGCCGATACCGAGTTGGATAGCGAGATTGCCAAGGGGTTCAATACAGATCCCCCTGTCTGTCTTACCGTCCTTCGGTACCGTCGTGAACCTGTTACCCCGACAAAGTCGGAGGTGGGGTAAACCTAACTCCGTACGATGGCGATCCATCACGGTGCCACGGTATATATGCTCAAATATAGTAAGAGCATTCGGAGTGACGTGGGGTGTTACGCTGATCTTGTCACCGAGCGTTGAGAACGTACTGCCCTTCAATTCAAAACAGGTCCCAGGTCCAAAACCGAACTCGAGAGAGTCGGGTAGAGGACCGAGGATTCGACCAGCTAGTTTCTTAGCCCTGGACAGGATGTCCAGGAGCCTTTCTGCAACCGGGCTCTCGCCACGGGGCAGATGCTGGTATAACTGGAGACGGTAATTAGTCTCGCAGCACTGTTCCTCACAAACCTGAAAAGTCTGCCTAGCAACAGCAGATCGATCCCAAGTAGTATCAAGGTGCGGGCTCTTCCTCAAGAACGAGGAAGCGCAAGCATCAAGAAAATACTTGTGAGCACCAGAAACGGTGTCAAGGTAGGTGAGGGGATCGCAGGCCATAGAGGCCAGCTGATCCCACTCCCGATGCCTGAGTAGAATCAGGCAGGATAATGCACGGGAAGTGTTGATGCGGCAGTAAAGCTGTGTTGCCACAGCCTCCAAGTTCATGTCCATTACTCTCCCTCCTATAGAGGAGTGTGGGGAAGTGTACAACGAGGAGTCACATCAGGTTGGGGCGTAACCTTCTTCAGCGACGCTACGCAGAAGCGTAGAGACGATGAGGTTGCCGAACTGGGTGAAGGCCTCGGAACAGCTCGAGACGGCGATGTTAGTCGGCAAAACGACTTCCATGTTAATGGGAATCGTTGCCGCAACGCGCTCGACGGTATTCTCGGTCACAGTGACCGGGAACCGCATGCTGATGGACAGGTGGCGAGCCGTTTTCGCCGAATTGTCGCGAGACAAGACGGTGAACACAGGGCGACGACCGATGTAGGTCGAAGCCGAGTTCTGACGCCAGACGGCGGGGGACTTGTCCCCCGACGACGGAGTGGCTGCCACGTAAGTGACGCTCGCGCCGGCAACATTGAGCACAGCGATATTTGCCATAGCTGGCATGAGTTGTGTTCCTCTGGGTTGGGTTGAGGCTAACCGATCCTAGTAGGACGGGTTAGAACCTGGGTGGCTAAAGCAACAGCGTTAGCTGCCCGAGCTAAAGAGGTACCGAGATTTCTTCGGACCTCCAAGTTCGGCATGGGGCGATACAATCCCAAGCGACGGCGAAAGCCCGCACCACTAGCAACAGCCGGGGTGGATGGACCTCCCGTAGTCCAGCAAGAATCGCGGAACTTACAGAGAGATGAGTGCCAAGCACCTGTAACTTCGGTGCCAACAAAATCCGACATCGATCCAAGGAAGGAACCGATGTCGAACATCCAATCCGCCACAAAGCTGCCTGGAATAAGCTCCCAGGCGACGGAAAGCGGGTTTACGAGACCCAGTTGACTAGCGAGAAACAGGTTAGGATTTGTCAGCTTAACCCGGCCACCGACCCAATGTGTAATCTGGGACCAGTGTTGCCAGGTTAACCAGCCTGGAGTATACGTTGAGCTTCGATCTGTGGCCCTTCCCCAATAGGTTTTATCCTTTGGAGGGGGTGCGGATATTTGCTCACAAGCGGAGAGGATGTCCCCCATAAGGGGTTTCCAACCGAACGAGTACTCTAGCCAGAGGTCGGCTGCTTTCTTCGCTTTACTGAAATCGGGATGTCTTCGATTCGAGTAACGCCCAAGCTTCCAATAGTGAAGGAAGTAGGCAAAATTGCGACGTCTCAGGGCACGTACACTCTCCGCGAGTTGACTTGCGCGGCTAGTGATCATGTCAAGAGATTGTCGCCATTCAGCGAGAGCCGCACCTACTTGGGATTCAGACCCCAAGGCTGACTCTCTGAACCGACTGTATGCGCTGTTAGCAGCAGGGACAGACCATGAAGGAATTCCGCCATACCCGAAGAATTCGGAGATTGAACCGGAATTGATACAGTCAATGTATAGAGGGTACCCGTGAAGGGTCACTCCAGACGTTGATTGAGTATCGGCCATGGTATAAGGCAGGACTTCCACGCCATCCCCCTTGTAGCCGTGCTGATCGAAGTAATAACTTCGGGCGTCGGATCCAGGGTATAACGTGTAATCTACCTTGTTTAACGGTCCATAAGACATGTGAGGGATCTCCTAAGGAAGGGGACCCGCACACGCCATAGCACTATTTTACCATGGTGAATGGGCCCGATTGACTGAGCTAGTGCGAGACTGCGCTTGG